CAGGCACAATGCAGCGGCCAAACGCTGATCTTGATTTTGTAGGATCGCTGGCATGATGGGCATGTAATCATTACTGGCCCTTGTATCGCTGGGCATACTCTGCCGAGATTGCGGCCCTCGCAGCGGCATAGCCAAGCAAAACGGTCGTAAGTTGTTCCAGCGTGTAGTCGTGTGTGTTGCGTGCTTTGTCGCTGATCGTAAACGGGCCATCTTGGCTTGCAGCACCCACTGCAACGGCAGTCTGTGCGAACGTAAGCAGGCCAGTTAGTAAAGCAACATCATCGCCTGCAATGCCGAGATAAAAGTCAGTGCCTGGAACTTGGACGCCCGTTGCGACTTGCTCGGCGTACCACGTTTCGGCTAACGCCTCGCGTGTCTGCTTTTCTCGTGCCTGAATTAGCTCGATGGGTTCCGGCAAGTCAGCAAGCAAGTCCTCAGTGATTAGTCCTTCATCAAGCCACTGTTGCCACAATGGATCGATGTCAGGCACCGTCAGTTCGGCAGTACGGTTGCCGAGGTCGATGGTCACACTGAATCGACCATCGTCGGGGTCGGTGAACGTATGACTGCCGACGTTGAATGTTTTGGTGATTAGCTTGGTTCGGCCTGTTGGCCGAACGGCTGTTTGGTTGTTGTGGGTTACGCTGATAACGGAACCCCAGGTGGTGTTTGAGTAGTTGGCTTGCATTACTGGAGAACCTCTTCAATTGCTAAAAACGTAGTGTTTGTGGCTAGCTCGTTAGTCGTTCGGCTTCCGCCCGTGTTTTGGTAAATGACAGTATTTACGTAGTCGCCGCGATCTAACGAACGGGAGCAAATCGGCGATGCAGAAGGAATGCCGAACGCTCCTATGCTGCCTGCTGTTGCAATTGCTGTTGCAATTCGTGTTGATGTTCCATTGAGGAAAATGCCGCACTCAAAGTAATAAGAGCCAGAGACGTTCAGAAAGTTATTGCCAAAGCATCGGTAGATGCCTTTGCGTCGTGCAACAATTCTACCGTTTGCTAGATCGGACATACCACCGGAATCATACAGCGAGTTGTTTGCGGTCCAGATGCTCGATGACGCATCGCTAATCGTCTGGCTTGTGGTTCGGTTAATCGCGCAGCGAGAGATGATTCTCCCGTCCTGAACCAAGTGCCAAGTCGAGTTGATAAACCGCCAAACAACATACTCACCGACTTGCCAAATCCGATATTCGTCAACACTTGTTCCGCCTCTGATCGTGTTGCCGTTGCGGTTCGCCGCGCATTCGTAGGTGGCGTTGGTATTGGTGATGATGTAACCAAAAACATCGCCCGCCGATGGAGTAGCAGGGAACGTGACTGTTAGGTGAGCGACAACACCCGACAGATTGATTGGGTGCAAAGTGCCGACGGTTGCCGTAAAAGAACTTGTCTGCGATGAACCGATTGCTAAATCGCCTGCACTGCCGTTAAGGATCGATGCCCATTCCATCGCAGAAGCACCGGAGTTAGTTCGCAAAACTTGCAGTGCAGACCCAAGGGCAGTTAGCCCCGTTCCACCCTTGGTCGTCGGAATCGTATTTCCACCCCACGTTGCATCATTGATCGTTCCATCGCGCATGACACGGAATACGTCAATCGATGAATCGGTAACGGCAAGTACTGCCGCTGTTTGCGATGCACCGTTGGACTGCAACCGCAAAGCGGGCTTGGTATTACTTGGTGATGTTGCGCGAACGAGTGCCGTATTCGTGCCGCCAACGTCAACGATGAAATTGCTGGTTGCACCAAATGCACTAGCGTTGTTGTACTGTACTTGCGTGTCACTTCCCGCAGGCGTGCCTCCGCCGCCACCCGTCGAGGCTATCGTGATTGAGTTAGCACCGTGAGTCACCGTGACGTTACTGCCTGCCGTGATTGTCTTGTATTCCAGGCCAGACGTACCGCTGTTAACGCCTAGTACTTGATTTGCAGTGCCAAGCGCCGTGAGGTTGGTTCCACCTTGTGCAATTGGTACAGTCGGCAAGTCGGCAGCAACCAACGCTCTAAATGTCGGCGTTGCCGCGCCACCGCTTGACGGCCCGGCCCAAACGATGTTTGCGGGTTGCGTTGCCAGCGATGCCGTGATGGTGCCCGAGGTTGTGACGGGAGAACCGCTAACTGAGAAAATTCCAGGCAGGGACAAACCAACTGAGGTGACTGACCCCGATGCAAGCGAAGTAATAGCCGTATACAAATCGAGCTTATAAGTGCCAAGAACCGAGGCTACCGTTGCATCGACCGGAACATAGGTTCCAGTAATGATCGAGCCAAGATCGGTCAGATTCGATATCTTCTTGTCAGCCATTTATTGACCTATAAAACTGTCGCCGTTTTGTGCAATAAAAAATTCGCCAGTTTGTGTTGTGAGCGGATTGCGACAAACGGCAGTAGGCGTACCGCTACGAAATGTGCGTGCAATTTCCACCGCGAATGGCGTGTATGTTGCTGAGTAATCAATTCCACCAGTTGAATAAACAGCCGACCACGCAATATCTGTTTGCCTCATCGTCTCGCAGCACATGCCATCAGCAATTGCCGCGTACAGAGCCATTTGTCCATTCGGTCCACCGCTACATCCTGTTTGAAATGCAACGATACTAAACAACTCAGTGACGGCAGCGGGATTTGAACAATCGGTCAGGTCGGTCTTTTTTCGCTGCCCTGATGCCGTAATGTCCCAACTCGTACCCGTTCCTGGCGTACATCCCATTGTGCAGCCGGAAACCGTTTTAGTTGCGGTGGAACTTGTTTTACCTACGCAATCGTTCTGGTCGGGACAAAGGCCATAGGCACCGTTGACGCCGTGTGTAACGACATAAGTCCCGTTGAAAACCGTAAGATCGAAAACGCAGGTTGCGTACGATCCATATCCAGCAATTTTGTGGCTACTTGTTAATCCTGAAATTGTGAAAGTTGTGGTGAGCCATTTCTTGTCACAAACGCCGCAAACATCGCAGCAACCACATCCTCCAGGTGTACGTTTATTCGGCATTAGCAGTCCTCGTAAACTACTAGCCAAAGTCCGGTGATGTATTCACGCTGAATCATTACATAGCGTGAAGTTGCAATCGATGTGGTCGATAGGTTGTATACCGTTTCCGATATACTCGTCGCTGTCAGCGTGCCGCTAGCACAGTCGTAGAGCGTTGCCGTACCGCTGCCAAGTGTTGTGCCAGATCTTGCAGTGATCGTGCTGGATGTTTGAGCAACGGCCATTTGAGCCGTGGGAACAGCAACATTGCTTCCGCCTTCAGTGAAACGCCGTCCCGCTCCGCACTTTCGGCGTATCTGCTCTGCTTCTGCCTTGCGAAACCCGTACGGTATTTCGTCGTTCATGTTTCCAGTGTCACAATTTCAAGCGTTGTCGTTCCGGTTGTCGTTTGGCATCGCAACGCCACCGAAGGCACTAATGGCAACACGGCTGGCTCACCGGCTGCAAGTTGAACCATTGAGACAATCGCACCACCGCTAGTCGGCCCGATCTTGACTGGGTTGCTTCCAATGTTGCGGAAGTATGCCCATTTCGGAGCAGTCACGCCGCTGATCGTAATTGCCGTATCGGTTGTCGTTGCCGAGATGGTGCCTGGTTGACCACCGCCTGCGGTTGTTTGATTAACGCGAATCGCTCCCGATTCTTTGCGGATATTTAGGTTGCCATTGAGACACGACAGCGATGCAAGCACGGTGATTTCGTTGGCCACGTTATGAAATCCTCAAAAACGAAAATGAACTTGTGCCGTATGGTTCAAAAGTCTTTGTAAGCGTCACAGTTCCGTTATTGGTTCCGCTCGTTGAAAGATTGCCAAGTGGAATGACGTTCTTGTTCACATCCGTGAATTTCACGAAGTTGGCACCACTCTTATAGACCGGTCCAACGTCTTGGCGAATATCTGACCATGTTGCCGACTTGTACTTGAGTTGATAGGTGACTTTCCAGCACTTCACGCCGTTTTTGTATCCAAGCGTTGCTTTGCGAACCTTGCAAAGCCACTTCTTTGCGGACTTGGTCAAAAACGTACTGCCGTTAACTAGATTGTTGCGGTCCAAGATGTCGTAGGCGTTTTGGTTTGCCGCTTCGTATTGCTCAAACTCAAGAACGCCGATTGTCGTGTACTTGGTGATTGGCTGATCGAACGGAGTGCCAGCAGAGTTTGCGATAACAGCACCGGTCGCGTCAGTAAATGACGCCTCTTCAAAATCTTCGGCCTGAATCTCCGCAACCGGAATCCACGCGGTCGGATCACTGCCTTGCGATCCTTCGCCCTGTCCCTCGTTCTCGTTCTGCTTGACTGGCTCGTTATCAAAGTCGCAAGTCACCATCCAGCGGCGGCTCTTGTCTTTGTCTTGCTCTGCCGATTTACCTTTGCACAAAACCGTCAATCCACCGTCATTCATCAACGTAAAATTGACGATTGGCAAACCCGGAGTTTGTAGAATCTCCGATGGTGACTGCGTATCGCTATCGGATTCGATGCGATAGATTACTGGCACGGTGTAAATCAACTGACCTTCGCTGGTCTTAAACGTGCCTTTTTGACCGCGTGCCTGACCTAGAATTGTTGGCATTAGTTCAGCAATCCTATGGTTTGCAGTTTACCGAGTAGCTTATTGCCTTCTCGCATTAGTTCCAGAGTCGCTTGCTGGGCAATGCGTGCTTCTTCTTGTGCTTTTAACTGCTCATTCTGCTTGTCGAGTTGCTTTTGGGCCATTGCCTTCGCCGCTTCACCAGATCCAGTTCGCAACGTCGGAGCGAAACCGATTGCAGCACTTGAGGCAGCGTCCGAGGTCATTTTGCCAATGGCTCGCTGTGCTGTTGCCGAATCGAGAGCACCAACACCAACGAGGCTATAAATCCCACGCATTTCCTTTTGCAATCGAAGCATCGGGTCTAACTGCTCGCGTATTGCATCGGCCTGCCTGCCGTAGGTGTCGGCCAATTGCTCAGCTTCTTGGCGTTGCTTGCGGATTGAGTCAATTGCTTCCTTGCTTGACTTTGCCGCGTCTGCTTTCTTAATTTCGTCCGTCAGCACCTTGCTAACTTCTTGCGTCTTTTTGACTTCTTCGTCAACGGTTTTCATGGCGGTATTGCCAGCGGCAGCATTAAACGCCGCACCGATGCTATCTTGCCCGTTTCGCATGTTGGTGAGATAGCGAGCGCCAATCGTCATCTCTTCCATCTTTTGCGACATCCAATTGAATGTCGATTTCACTTCGGGAGCGATCATTTCACCCCAGGATGCCCGCAATCGGTCGGTTGCATCAGATAGCTTTGCCATCGAGCCGGAAACAGTATCGGCCATACGTGCCGTACCGTTCTCAAATCTTCCGCCTTCACTTGTTGCAAGCCTGAAAGCCTCCTCAACCATCTTGACGGAAATCTGACCGTCTTCCATGCGTTTCTTGAGTTCCAGCATTGATATGCCGGTGTTTTCGGAAATCACTTGCAGTGGGTTGAAGCCAGCGTTCACCAATTGCAACAGATCCTGGCCTTGTAGCCGACCAGCCGCCGTAACCTGAGCCATTGCGAGACTAAGCGACTGAAAACGATCTGCATTTCCTAGCGAAACATCGGACAGCATCTTCATCGTCGGCAGTAACTTTTCGGCATTCATCCCGAAACCAAGAAGCGTTGACGACGCCTGCATCATGTCACCGACGCCAAGCGGTGACGCCGCTGCAAGTTGCTGGATTTGAGAAAACTTCTGTAACGCAGCGGATTGGCTGCCTAACAAGACTTCAAGTTTTGAAAGCGACGCTTCCTGTGCAGCGTACGCATTTACGTTCTGCATGATCTCTGAGGCCAGCCCGGCCATTAGGCCAGTAACGACAGGCACAACATTCTGCAAACTGAGCAATGCACCGCGTGCAACTGCAACGCCACGAGTCACCCCGCTGGCATTGGCGTTGATCATGAGATTGATCGCACCGACTGTTGCCATTACTTAGCCCTGCTAAAGATCCGTTCAGCCATCGCTGCCATCTGATCCGGTGTCTGCTTCGGTCGCTTTGGTTTGTCGCTTTTGCCAACGTAACCGGCTGGCATAAACTGCGTCACATCGGCGTAGTTGTGTTCGACTCCTAGCGAAGCGAGGACGCTGCCTAGAACACCGTCGAGCATTTGGCACACCATAGCGTTTTGGTGCCACTCAAGCCCCCACGGTTCAACCTGGAAATACGCCTGCCATCCGTCCACCACTTTCTTATCGGTCATATCGAGCCACAGGATTGGATCGTCAATGCCGAGTGCTAGGCAAACTCGGTAAGCGATCCGCAATCGCGGGCTCAAATCAATTTTTTTGCGAGGTCTTCCTCATCTTGTTTGGTGTAGCCGCATAGCTTTGATGCTGCGTCGTGCAAAATGGCGATGTCGCGTCCGTCTTGCTCCATAAACACGATTTCGTCGTCATCGGCAAAGATGCGTTGATTATCTTCGCCAACGACAACGCGAACCAGCAACGCCACTCGTGCTGCTTTGATGCGTTCCTCTTGCGACTTCATCGGCTTGCGACTCTGAAGCGAGTATTCGTAATCTGATTTCTCGCTTTCACACAACGATTGCAAACGCCACGTTGCATCATCGATCACGACTTCCACATACTTGCGGACTCGTCGTTTCGCCTCGATCTGTTCTCGTGTAATGATCATTCGCTCAGCTCTCTTTCGTTGTCTTCCAAATCACCATCAACAACATCAATCGGCAGCGGCATCCCAACCCCGCTAATTGATCCTTTCTTTTCAATCACCTTCTTGGTGATCTCATCAATCACTTGCTGACTCAGCGAGTAAACAAAGTTTAGCGGTGCATTGTCTTGCTTGCCGACATACGCCACCGTTTTGCCGTTGGCGAGTACAACGTGTTGGTCGTACTCGACTTCAAAACCCCACATATCCGTTGCTCGGTGCGGGATTAGTTCAACTTCAATCATGATTAAGCACTCTTGGTAAACGTCGGTCCTGTTGAGCCGTCAAAACTGATCTTGTACGAACCTTCCTGCAACTGACCAAGTGCCAGCGTCGGGTAGCCGATTTCGCTGAAAAAGCCAGTTCCGGCAAGCGTCGCCGCAGTGGTTTCACCGCCTGGCCCGCTTCGCATCGGGAAGGTAATTGTCATGGTTTGCGTGGTCGTTCCGCCAAGCGTCGGCAGCGTCAGCGACGTTGGGAATCTCATCGTGACTTCGATCTCGTCGTGATCGGTCAAGTCATTCGGCGTGTACTTGCGAAAGCCAGTCGTTGCCAAAACGGAATCATCAAGGCGACCAAGCGACCATTTGCCGAGGTTGATCGATACGATACGAGCGGCAAAAGTCGTGCCCGAAAAAGTAATGGTTGCACCCTGGCCGGTGTCGGATACGTCGGTTGTTGGCATCTATCAACTCTCCTGATAATGGACTAGGTAATCAATCACAGTCACATACCTCCGAACGTCGCTCCCATCCGTCGGGTATTCTGGGTAGGTCTGCGGCCCGCTATCGGATTCGACCGCATGAATGAACACGCCTGATTGCGTGCCTCGCAGCGTCGGTAGACCGCTCAAGCGAATCGCCGAGGCAACCGCATTGCTGCTTGCTCGCGAACTACCAAAGCACTCAAACTCGATCCGGCACGATGACATTGACATCGCACCGGTAATCAACTGATCGTCAACCGTGCTAATCTTGGTATAGGCAATCGCTGGCATCGAGCATGCTTGCGGAATCACATCGGGATGAATGCGTGTACCAACTAAGGCAGTAACAGCCGTCACGCCTTGTAGATACTCTCGGATTGCGGTTGCGACGTCAGCCATTGCGTAAGTTGGCTACCTCGCTCTTGGTGACTTCCAGCATCTTGGCCTGAACTGCCGACTTGGTTTCGTCGAACACCTTCTTGATCCAGCGGTCGTTGCCGCGAACGGTTCCGCCCGCTTGTCGGCCCCACAAAACTTTGCGGTGTCCTTTGGTCATTGGATACGCGTGCTGACCGGCAGGCCATTTCGGGCCGATGATTCCCAGTGCACTTTTGCGTTTGTTGCGGGTAACAAAGATGATGGCCTTTTTAAGTTGCGGAGTGCTCTTTCGTTTCTTTGCAGTCGTGTCTGACCATTTATCGCGAGTGCCTGTTTTGACTGAATCCGGCACGTCTTTTCGCATTGCCTTGGCGATAATCTTTGCACCTTCGCGAACGGCTTTTTTCGTCACCTTCTTTTGCGTTTTGGTTTCCAAGTTTTCAAGCATTTGAAACACCTCTTTGGGTATATCAATGCTCACATCAAGAAAGCCGCCTTTGTTTTTGGACTTTGCCCCGACATTCTGAAACCAAGTCGTTCCCGCTGCGGCGTCAAGTTGTTTGGCTTTTGCCATCACACCACCGCCTTCAACATCAACTCGGTATACCTTCTACCACCATCAACCGGCTTAACCCCAACAACGTGATAAGTCACGCCATCCACCGTACATCTAAGCCGCGTTGACCAACTCGACCGCCAATTGACCGTAGCCACCGCATTAACACCGGCTTCGACTTGCTTCCCTTTGGCTGTCTCATTGGCCGAAACAACTTCCAAACGGCACGGTTCGGCACTGTAAAGCGTTGACCATGTAACAGTCGGCTCGCCTGTGCCAGTGCTGCCAACAGTGCTCGTTGGCTCTTCTACAAGCATTCGCAACCGCAATTGACCTCTACTAAATCCTGTAGGCCGGTAAATCATGGATAGGTCGGCCTCATGTACGGCAGCGTCAGATGCCTGTACGCCGCCAGCGTGTACATGTTGTCATTGATCATCATGTCGGGATTTTCAAACCAATGACCAACCAGTAACCGAACTGCGTGTTTTAACTCGTCTGCAACTGCTGCTGCGGAGGCGTATCCAGTAACATACGTGACTGTAATCGCATCCCATCGTTGCGCGGCAACAGGCCAATACTTGAGGTATGCACGCCGTACCATTTGATTGGCTTTATCAAGCTGGTAAATCGTCGGGTCTAGCGTGTTTTGGACGTTGGCTGAGCTGTAGTACGTGATGCTTGTGATCGACTGTACCGGCCCTTTGGCGAGCGTAAACTCGTCGTCATCTTCCTCGTACCAACTTTCAAACGTGTCGGTCCATGTCTGAGTCATCAAGCAGGAGTCGGTGTCTTTCTCAACCTTTTGCGTTGCGGCCAAGATAAGATTTGTCAGTCGATCGTCATGCTCGGTTCCGCTTCCGATTCCCAGAGCGGTCTTCATTTCCGCCACTGTCACGCACTGGCCTGTCGGGGCTACTGTCTGGAGTGACGATCGTTCCATTGTTGTAAATCTCCGCGAATCCTCGACGAATCAATTCCAATGCCTGGCCGCTTGGCATGATCGGACAAATCTTCCCGCGTTTATTGGGGAACTTGTCCTTGATGAAAACAACGCTTAACGTGTCGCTCATACCCACACCGCCCGATCTGCTATAGCAAAAATGTCCCAATGAAAAATGCGATGCAAATAACCGTTGGCGTTGCACCAGTTAATCATCGCTCCAACCGTTTCTGGCCGCTGGTTGTGCTC